GCGGCTTAACGAACTGCATCAACAGCTCATCAACTCCTCACCTGCCGTCACCTGTACCGGATACCAGTCGGCTGACCTCTGGTTTCCGCTTTCGCGGGTACTATCCATATATTGCCCATCTATCGAACCCAAATATTGGGATCACCATAGATGAACGTATCGTGCCTAAAGAGCCATTCGGCCGGAATCTTGGGAAGGTGTAGAACTTCCCCCCGTGTAATCATACTTAAATACACGGACTCCAAAGCCTCTTGGAGAGCTATGGAGATGCCACTGCGTCTAGCGCAAGACACTCGCGCGGCTGTGGTTATATCACAAAGCGGAGTGTCTAGATGGTAATCAATGACAACATCAACGGTGGCGTAACGGGTGTATTTGGTGGCCTGACAGGCCCGTTTGTAGGAACTAAACGATACCTTCTCCTTTAACACACTAATGAGCGCATGACACAACGGGCCAATCAATGGCGTGTGACGGTCAGTGTGATAGTAAGACATAGCTTTAGCCAAAAGGAGAGCATCACACTTAACATTGGAGACTGAAGTGTGGAATTTCAACAGCGTTCGCATGATATCAGCAGTATCATGTAGCTGGATGCCGTCTGTATAAAAATGACGACCGCAGAAGGACGCATCATCAATTTGATTATAACATGCGGCTTTGACAACGAATCCTAGACACGGGAGAATGTCTAGCCCCTGACGAACGGCCTCAGAGTTTGCCTCGTCGACGCCTATTAGTCCATCATCGCCTTCATGGACTGAATCTACTGAATCTCCGACATGGTAAGTAGCCAAAAAGGTATTAAAGGCATTGATCAAACCATTACCTATGGATGTATGAGCGTCCCCTGAACAACGTGTGCCATCTAACTCATAACGAATACCAAAGTCAGACACGCCAGAAGTATGGCGAGCTAACATCAGACAACGATAAATCAGCGGGTACATTTGAGGAGGAAAGGCATACAGAAATACAACGTCCTGCACATCCTTAAGAAAAGGTAGAGAAAGGGTTCGATCAAACCGGGCGTAGTCGGTCTCGTAGAACTTGGCTTTATCGAGGAATCTTGCGGATAAGTTTCTTACCCTTGCCTCCAGACTCTGGCCCTTGACCAAAGGTGGAAATCCGT